AAAACAACCCGTAAGAAAGCTAAAGCCCTACTCGCTGGGGTATTTCATCTTTGAGGTTTTGATCGCGCCATTAGTATTTTGCTGGAGATTCCCATCTTGGGTTATCTCTTTTTTGTTTGTCTTGGCATTGTTTATTGTTAACTGCTTCCCTGATCCATTACATCGTAAGTTCAGAAACAAGATTGTTTTTAAAACTGGTTTGGGTAGAATCGCTTACTGGTTCAAGCATCTTAATGATGGGGGAGGTTTGTTTTCAAATGACAAAGTTTTTAGAGCACTTAATTGGTTCAACCGCGATATGTTCGGACCACTCTATACCATGTTCACTTTCTTTGGTATTGTTACTTGGGTTGAAAGAGCGGCAGCTCTAACTAAGCTATTGGCTAATCACTCAGAGGTAGACGCTACCCTCTGGGATGCTATTGATGCTAAGGACCTAGAAAATGATGCTGATCCAATTTTTCCTGAATTAAGTTCCTATTACGTCAGACGGATTTCGCCTTTAGAGTCTAAATCGAAAGAGGAGGATTATAAATCGGAAGATGATTGTACGTACCATGAACTCATGAAAGAGTTCGAGGAATGCTCTTATGATTGGAAAGTCTCTGAGCATGATCGAGTTCTCATTTTGAAGTCAATCTCGGAATGTATGAGTGATTGGTTCTTTTCCTACCCGGAAGGGAGGAATAGAAAGAGAACTAGTAAGGACAAGAAGAAAGGAAAGAATAAACGTGGAAGAGGTGCTATCAAACGACAACTAACTAAGAGATATAAGGGTTTTGTCAACTATGATAAGTTAGAAGATGATGATATTGTAACCTGGTTAGACACCGAAAACCAACTTAATGCAGCAGCGTGGAAACATTTGAAAGGACAAAATATGTTTTCCGATCGTACTGGTTCGGTTGAGATAGTAGGAGTCTATCGAGGGGATAAGTTGATTGACCCTGATTGGTTGGGAAATAGAGGAGGTCACGCACCTGCTAAGTCTTTCTACAAACCTGGGCTACATGTCAAGGAATCAGATGATGACGGAGAAATCCGATTGTTGAAAGCAAAGGTGACCGACTTGGAATCACAACTAAAACTCAAAACGGAAGCTCTAAGTGGTGTTGCACCTGCGCCTAAGTTGCAAATACCTCTTGTCCCTTCTGGTGTTGTAGAAGCACAGAAGAAAAATCCTGAAGGTGTGAGAGCAGACCCTCAGGTTAAAACTGCAAAACAGTTGAGAAAAGCTGAAAGAAGAAGGGCTAAAAGCCTTGAGAATAAGAAAATTCTTAAAGAAGCTAAAACTGCTAAGGCCGCTGGGAAACAAGAATCAGTAAAGGATAATCAGAAACTCGTCTTAGAGAAATACAAGAGCCACTTGAGACAATTGTGGTATGGTGATGATAAGACACCTTTAAGTTTCAGAGGATCAATTTTTGTGAATGGTGGAATGGCTTATGCTAATCATCACATCCTCAAGGACAACAATGTCTGGTTGAGAAAGCGGGCAAGTGACCCTGATGCTGCCAAAACACCTTTTGTTAACGTAAAGAAACTTCAATGGCGAAGTGCTGGAGGAGATCTTGTGTGTTGCGATAATTTCAATATACCACTAGCCACCGGAACATCATTGAAAGTTGTTAACCCCAGTGTAAATGTGACAACTCAGTTGTTGTCCTTGAATGAAGAAGACCACATGTTGCAATCAGTTCGAACCGTAAGCGATGTAAACGCAAGTGAAGGAACCTTCGGGTTTATGGGTACTACCCAACCTGGAGATTGCGGCGGTATATACGTTAATACTATAACCGGAACTGTTGTTGGGATTCATTATCTTGGACAACCAGGACAGACGCTCCCTAACCGGGGCTTGATCCTGTCAAAAAACTGAATTGTCAAGGGGGACTCTGGCCTTTGGTGAGTTACTACCCTCCCAAGTACAAGAAACTTATGAGGGAGTCCCCCTATGTATCACCACACCTACACTTTCTTAATGAGCGTTATGTGATAGGTTGTATTGAAAAACGAGGTAGTAAACAAGCTCATTATTCCCACGACCCGTTCTTTATCAATTTGATGAAACGGTCAGGTTTTGACGTTGATGCTTTGAGAAAAATTTGGGATCTAACACCGATCTCCGAATCCTCTGTTTACAGAGATTTTAGCAAGTATCATGTTGAAATAGACAATTCAAAGATTGATTGGGAAGCATTGGATGTTGGGGCGTTGTGGCTAGCACAAATGAAGCAGCGGGTTTTGAAAACGAGACCTAGATTGCTGAATTATGATGAGGTAATACAG